AAGTGGACAAGGTTGGAATCATGGGCGTCTTTTGGAGTACCGGATGTGCTCGGTTATCATGATTCATGCGGATTCTTCTTAGTAGAATTAAAATTAGTAAAGAAATTAAAACAGAAAAAAATAAGCCTAAGTCCTCATCAAATCCTGTTTCACTCAACCATGACAAAGCGTAATTTCATCTTGGTCGGACTATCACAGGACGCCGGGCCTGTGTCCATAAAACTTTATGGAAGTTCATCGGTCCTCGGTCTGCTTGATGACTACCGCGAGGTCCCACCGCTGGCCGTCGATGACTGGGGCCACATCAATGCGCTTCTGCTCGCGAACCGCTCGTGACCTTCGGGCCCACCCTCCCTCTCCCCCCAGCTCGCTCGCTCGCTGCTCGCTCGCTCTCTTGCTTGCTCGCTAACTACTCTTAAATTAAAAAAAAACGGCGCACGCCAGCAGCTTGCGCTGCTGGCCATGGCCTTCTCTTCGGAGTGAAAAGTTTGTTTAGTGTTTACCATAACTAATATTTTTAATGTCTTTATTCCAGCAAGCTCGACAGTCTAAGCACTTGCCTCCCTGGCTGCCGGATGGGCATGTCTCGGATTTATCTGTAACAACCGTTGAAGTGTGCTCCCACGCTTTAGGCGCTGCGCCGTCAACTTTGGCACCTGATAACCTGATGATCATGTTATCCGGGACCGCTGCAGGATCTGGCAAGTATGGCCGTTCCTGTGTTGGCATCCAGTGCTGCGTGTCCGGCGTTAGCCTTGCAACTTCTAAAATTTTGGCCATGTGCTCGTGACTCTGTACGTCGCCGGCGTCGTGCCATCTAAAAAACTTTTGCCTGATCACCTGTGCAACCATTGCCGCAATCCAGCGTTGGTCCTCTAATGATTTTAATCTTACATATTGCGCTGCCTTGATAGCTGGATAACGTGTATAGTTTCCCTTCAGGGCATAACAACCAAAACACGGTGAGGTTGGAACCTTCCTGAGCTTCGCGCCTGTTTGGCACTCCCACGCTGGCAGGCTATAACTTAAGCCTGGCATTTTTGACGTCCGGGTCATAGACCCGGTAATTGCTTTTGCTTCTTTTACTTTCATTTCTCACTCCTTGGTTAACTACTATATAATCCCATATTAATATATGTCAAGTACTAAATTTTTTTAATTAAGCTCGTGCCCTTCGGGCCCACCCTCCCCCCTGGGCTTGCTCGCTCGCTCGCTATCTATTTTTATTTATATTCATATCACCGGCGGCGCTCGATGATCAGTCGACTCAGCGCTGCCAGCGGCCATCCCACACCTCCCCTTGCGGATCAACGGTTGTCGTACAGAGGTCCAGCGCGAAGCTGACATGGACGCAGAGATTAGCATCATTAGGAGAACCTTCTTAGGCGGGTAGTACTTAACTAGTATTTAACTACTATCCGTAAAGCCAATTTACTCTCGACCTAAAATATAGGGTTTTGGTTATTACCCAGGTTCACCAAATAATCCGGATCAGTAGTAGGTACAACTGATTTGAAACCTACTAAAGCTCCAGCGAGTGATTGACAAAGTTAACGACCGGAAATCACTCCAACGAGGTCATAGTTTGATCAGAGGTAGTTTAACTTAACATGACAATACTAAAATCAATATAAGACTTTATGGGAATATGTCAAGCGCTTATTTTATTTTATTAAGCTCGTGGCCTTCGGGCCCACCCTCCCTATATAAAAAAATTCAACCTCAGGTTGTATCAACTATAAGTTGAATTTAGAATAATTCTAAACTAACCCAGCTTTTTATTTTCTTTTTTTATTTGACAATAATAACCATTAATGTATATTCCCATATTAACTTAACAAATAAATAGGAGTGAAAATGCCAGACAAAAAAAATAGAATAAGACTTAACCAAGAATACAGAAACAAGATAGCCAAGAGAATAGAACTTGGACTTGACCAAGAAAATACTATTGAGAAAGAAAAGTATTTACAGCTTAGAGAACAAATCAAACCCTTGCAAGATAAGGCATGGGATTTAATGTATAAGATAGGTAGAGAGAATTATCCACAAGCTGATGTAGATATGGCATGGCACTTGCAAAAAAAATATGACAATGTCAACACCATAGCACCTGACAGTTGTTTTCATGTTGCATATGAAACCATAAGAACTGAGGACAAACTTGATTACAATGGTAATGTCAAAGAGGCTAAAGGTCAACCAATGGAAGTTGAGGAACACTTTGATTTCAAAGTTGATGGTAGTGTTGAGAGTGGTAGCAATTCAAGATCAAGTGGTAATAAGTTTGCTTATGCTTATTTTAGAGATGAGTTAAAAGCACAACCAGATTGTAATCCTGACATCAATATAATGATGAAAGATAAGGACAGCAATAATCCATATCAAAGAAAAATAACTGAGGCTAATGATAAATACTTAGGCATTGGACATGACAGCAGTAGCAATCACACAAGCTATCAAGCTGAGTGGGACAAAGATTATTCTATGGACTTGATTGGTAGAGAATATTGTAGAGATAGACAGTTGATAACTACTGCTGAAAACTATGCTGAGTTATTATTTTGGAAAAACCAGAAAGCACAATTTGTAATTGCTCACGAACAATGGGTAGAGAGTATTCAAAACCAAATGAGTGAAATCAAATTAGGACTTAAAGGATATAAATATCTTGATGAGGCTTTGGAACTTGCTACTGAACTTGGTTTAACAATTCAAGATAGTGAGATCATAAGAACTGATAGCACGGGTTTAACTATCTTCAATCCTAAAAATCTTGCTGATAGAATTAAAAGCATGAAAAACAAAGTTAAGCAAACTAGAGAGGAAAAAATAGCCATAGCTAAACTACAACAATCACAAGCTATAAATTAATATAGGCTTGACTATGTATGGGGTTAGTATATAATCCCATACATAATAACAACTAACATAGGAGTGAGAACCGATGGAACTAAATAAAACTTTTAGAATAACTTATTATTCTAATAAAGATAAATGCCACATAACTAGAAACGCAAAATGGACAGACCTTAGTAGATACTTTACTAGCAAGGTTGGTGCTAGTCTGATGACATACTTTGATATGGATAAGCAAGGGTACAGAACTGCCAAAGGCAGTTGGACAGTGAGGTTTTAATGAAATATTGCCAAGGTACTAAGTGCCATACATACGACACCTCTGATAGAAAGAGAGGTGTCAAGGGTAGCAAAACAAACCAGACCAGAAAGAGAACTAGCTTTGAGTATGGTCATGGAGATTTTTGCACCTTACAATGTCAGAACGATTGGTTCAGAACTCATGGAAATAATGCTGTCACTCACTTTGGTAGAGTGACAAGCCCTATTATATTGACAGAGGATAATGCGTGGCAACGTCAATACAATTATAACTATTGGGAGAACAGAGATACTCAAGATCGAATGGTGGAACGCAACACTGTCACTGGTGCTGAACGACCATGCAGCCAAGATTAGATTTGACAAGTGTATGGGATAGTATATTATCCCATACATACTAACTTAACAAATGGAGTGAACACAATGCAAATAGAATACAAAGGAACTACTTACACAATACCGAAACCCTTTGATCAAGCCTTTATGGGTGACAATCCTATCAAGGAACTTAACATCATGAACCCTTACAGCAATGATAGTGCAACACTACCCGCGTTTGCTGTTGCAGTTTATGACACGATTAAAGGTGCTGAACTAACAGAAGATTACGACATAGTTAGACAGGGTATAAGTTGGTTTCAAAAGAACTTCACTCAACAATATATGGTGCTGTTAGACTAGCACCAACTAGGGCTAAGCCTACGGCTTAGCCCTTACAATCCTACATCAATAGAGGTACCAACAACTTCTGGTTGTATGCTCGTGAACTATGGGCCCACCCTCCCTGTATAAATTAGGGGTCCCAGTATATTTCTCTTTAGGGTTGGATTTACAGATAGACGTGCTATAAAATCGTTATGAGAAAAAATAAGGTGTTAAAAAAATATTACAAAAAAATTTATGGATGAAGACAAAATAAACAGGCTTCCGCCTGACGTTAAGAAACAGTTTCTTAAGCTTGGCTTAAAATTATCTGAAAAAAAAAATAAGAAAAAAATACATGATGATTTTCTTACCTTTGTAAAACATGTTTGGCCTGAGTTTATTGAAGGTGCACATCATAAAAAAATTGCAGAAAAATTTAACGACATAGCAAATAAAAAAATTAAAAGATTAATTATAAATATGCCACCTAGACATACTAAGTCTGAGTTTGCATCTTTCTTACTTCCTGCCTGGATGGTAGGTCGTAAACCTGATTTAAAAATTATTCAATCGACTCACACAACAGAACTCGCGATCCGCTTTGGTCGAAAAGCTAAGACCTTAATGGATTCCCCTGAATACAAACAAGTCTTTGAGACTAGACTAAGAGAAGA